CCCCGGCATCACCGAGAAGAAGATCATCACGATCACCCGCACCCTGCTGCCGACCGGCGCCCCGGACGCCGCCGTGCTCGCGATCCAGAACCTCGTCCACAAGGATGGCGTGTTCGCGCGCCTGCTCGACGGCCGCGCCGACTACCTGTCGGACCGCGAGATCAGCGGCCCGCACCCGGCGATCAAGAACCTGCTGTACGAAGAGGACGGGCGCGGGGGCTGGATGATCACCTCGGGGACGCCGACCTGGGACGGCTTCGGCATTCGCGAGGCGCAGGGCATGATCAACCTGGAGGGCCTCAGCGCCTTCTTGATCGAGTGCCAGCACGCCGTGCGCCCGCCCGCCGGCGGGCTCTTCTCGCACTTGCACTACCAGCACGTCCGCCCCGAGCACGTCCCGCCGCTGGTGCGCGTCGTGTGCTGGGTGGACCCCGCCGTCTCCAACACCGACGACTCCGACAGCTACGGCATCCAGGTCGACGGCCTGGCGCCGGACGGCAAGATTTACCGGATGTGGTCGTGGGAGCAGCGCAGCAGCCCGCTCGACGCGCTGACGCTCGCCATCCGCAAGGCGGTCGAGTACCAGGCGGAGAGCGTGGGCGTCGAGACGGACCAGGGCGGCGACACCTGGGAGCTGATCTACCGACAGGCCGGTCAGCAACTGGGCCTGCCCAATCGGCAGGTGCCGCACTTCAAGAGCGCGAAGGCCGGCAGCAGCGTGGGGCCGAAGTCGCATCGCGCCCAGCAGATGCTCGCCGACTACGAGCGCGGGCGGATCATCCACGTCGAGGACCCGTTCGCCCCGACCGTGAAGACGCTGGAAGACGCGCTGTGGCGCTTCCCCAAGACCAAGCCGTTCGACCTCGTGGACGCCTCCTACTGGTCGTGGCGCGACCTGCGCGACTACGGCGACATGGACACCGCGACGATCTACCGCCTGGTGAGCGGCGCGCAAGTCTATTCCTAGCGGCTCGGGAGGTCGCGCATGCCCATTGGCCCTGCTCGCGCTCGGCGTCCAACACCCGTGACGCGAGCCGGGCGGCTCCGCGCCGCCCGACACCGTGGCGGCGCGGAGCTGTCAATCAAACGCGGCGAGTTCTCGTTCCTGCGCACGGCCGACATGCCGACCTCCCCGCGCGTCACCAGCGGCTTCTATCCCCAGTACCACCTCGACTCGAGCCGCGTGGACTACGAGCTGGCCCGACGCCTCTACAACAACACGGACGACCGCTACAAGCTGGGGGCCGGCTTCTCGCGCCCGGTGGTGAACAAGACCGCCGAATTCATGGGCGTCCCGCGCTTCAGCCACGAGTCGGATGCCGTCACGACGTTCTTGCAGGAGACCATCGAACGCTGGGCGCCGACCTTGCTGCGGATCAATCGGAATGCCCTGCGGGACGGCGACTGCTACGCCCGCATCGACCGCGTCGCGGCGCCGTTCGGGATCGGGAAGGACTGCTTCGAGGTGGCCCTCATCCCGCCCGAGTGGGTGTACGTGGAGTTCGACCCCTTCACGGGCGCGAAGCGGCTGGTGCGCATCGAGATGCCGGCCGAGGAGGTGGACGAGAACGGCGTGCTCGTCCAGTACTCCATCTTCGAGACGTTCACGCCGACCGCGCGGGCCATCACGGTGTCGGAGAACGCCCCGGCGGCGGCCAGGGCGCGCCAGTTCACCCAGTCGAACCCCTGGAACTTCATCCCGGTCGTGCATTTCAAGAACGAGGCCGAGGAGAACCAGAAGTATGGCGTGAGCGACCTGGAGTGCATCGAGCCGCTGATGCGCGCCTACCACGACACGATGCTCTTCGCCGTCCAGGGCTCGAAGATGTTCAGCCGCCCGAAGGTGTCGATCAGCGTGAAAGACCCCGGTCGCTTCCTCGAAGCGAACTTCTCGCAGGAGGAGCTGGAAGAGGGGCGCCTGACGTTCATCGACAAGGAAATCTTCATCATGCAGGACACCGACAAGGCGGCGTTCATCACCGCCGAGTCGGGCCTGCCGTCGATCATGACGCTCTTGAAGTTCCTCTACTACTGCATCGTCGACACCTCGGAGACGCCGGAGTACGTGTTCGGCACGGCGATCCAGGCCAGCAAGGCCAGCGTGAGCGAGCAGAACATCCCGTTCGGCCGCAAGATTCGCTACAAGCGCGAGATGTTCGAGGCGCCCTATCGCGAGTTGATGCAGATGACGACGGCGATGTGGGCGGCGGTCGAGAGCATCCGCCTGACGACGCTCGACCTGGCCATCGAGTGGGAGGAGATCAACCCGCACAGCGACCAGGAGAACGCGACGACCTTCAAGACCTGGACCGAAGGCTTCGCGACCGCCGTGGGCGCGGGCCTGTGCTCGCCGGAGAGCGCGTCGGATGCGCTGCGCGTGCTGGCGCCGTCGATCTTGCCCTGGACCGACCCGAACGGCGAGGGCGAGGTGGACCGCATCAAGGAGCAGATCCAGGTCATCTGGGAGCTGAACGCGGCGGCGCGGCCGTCGAAGAACCCGAACGACCCGAACCAGGAGATTCGCCCGGCCGGCCAGACCGACGTGACCGGCGGCCAGGCGCCGGCGACCACGGCGAAGAGTGCCGGCGCGTAGGAGGGACGACATGGCGCACGACGCGGCGCGATTGCGCGAGGCCGAACGGGTGGGCGTGCGGACCCAGGACGACGACCGCGCCGCCCGGTGGCGGGCCACCTGGCGGGTCGAACGCTGGCACGGCGACTGGACCGCCGAGCAACTGGCTGCCGGACGTGCGGGTGACCCGTACGAGATATCCGAGGGCGAGGGCAACCTGATCATGTGCGGCGGCGTCGGGGCGCTCTGGAATCGCCTCGTCAACACGTCGCCCTCCGTGGGGGCCTACGACAACGCCGGCGCGCGCATCGGCATCGGCGACTCCACGGCCGCCGAAGCCGCCACGCAGGTCGACCTCCAGGCCGCGACCAACAAGGTGCGCGCCGGAATGACGCCCACCTACCCGCAGCACACTGACGGGACCGGCCCGACCGCCACGACCGTGACCTTCCAGTCGTCCTTCGACGGCTCGACCGCCAACTACGACTGGCGCGAGTGGGGCCTCTTCAACGCGGCGGGTCGCATGCTCAATCGCCGCGTCTTCAACCAGGGCACCAAGGCTTCCGGGTCGACCTGGCAGTTCACGGTGTCCCTCACGCTGGCCTGACGCCGTGAGCGTCGTCCTCGTCGCGTCCGGCACCGGCAACGGCGGCGCCGCCCTGACCATCGGGGTGGAGCTGGCCGTCTACAACCCGTCGCCCGGCGTGTCCGGCATGTACCAGTTGGTGGTGGACCTGAACCTGCTGGCCGACGGCGACACGCTGGAGATACGGGCCAAGCAGATGGTCCTGACCGGCGGCACCACCCGCGTCGTCTACATGCAGGCGTACGCGAACGCCCGACCGGCCGACGACCAGATCGTCGCGAGCGTGCCCGTCACCAATGACCTGACGGACAACGGCGCGGTGCAGTTCAGCCTGAAGCAGACGACCGGCACCGGCCGGGCATTTCCCTGGAAGATCGTGAGGATCGGGTAGTGCCGGGCGTCGTCCTGCGCTTCCTCGAAACCTTCGACCAGACCGACATGGCCTGGACCGCCACCGACACCGGGGCGCTCGTCTCGGAACTCGACGCGGTCCTGCTCACGGCAAAGAGCGTGACGGCGACCGACACCGCCACCCTGGCCGAGGCGGTCGCCCCGCTCGGCCTGGTGGCCTCGGACGTCGGCACGCTCACGCAGGCGTGGTCCAGCACGGCCTCGGCCACCGGCGCGGACGACGGCGTGATCGCGGACGCCGGCAGCCTGCTGGGTCGCATCCCCGGCGTCGACAGCGGCCACCTGACGGAATCGACCGGCGGGACGCATCGCGGCGCGCGCGACCGGGGCACCCTGGTGGAGGTCGCGGCCAGCGCCCACCACCTCGTCCCGCAGGCGCCGCCGGTCCTGGTGCGGATGGGGCGGCGCGGGAGTCGCGGGATCACGCGGCATCGCGTGGGCGTGATCGCGTCGCGGCCCGATGTCACCATCCCGTCGCGGTACGGCTGAGGAGGGACGCATGGCGGTCGTGCTGGAACCCGAAGACACCATCGTGCGACGCGGCGACAGCCTGGAACGCTACACGGTCGTGCTGCGCGACGCGCAGGGCGTGCCGCTCCCGATCCCGCCCGACGCGACGCCGCGCCTCTTGATGGGCCGCCAGCGCGACGAGTTCGCCTGGATCGACGCGCCCATGACGATAGACGACGCGGCGGCCGGCGTCGTCGGCTACGACTGGCAGCCCGGCGACACCGACCTGCCCGGCATCTTTCGCGCCTTCGCCGTCGTGACGTACGCGGATGGATCGCAGCGCACCTTCCCGTACAGCGGCGCGTTCGTGGTGGTGGTCGAGGACGTGGCCCCGCCGCCCGCGCCGGTGCTCAACCCCCTATTCCCCTGAGAGGAGGCCCGCATGGCCGACCCGAATCGCGTCGGACTCGGACGCCGCTTCGTCGAAGACGACCGCGACGCCGAGTACCCGATGCGCCTGCTCATGGCGGGACCGCCCGTCAAGCGCAAGGCGCGCAAAATCTGGACGCTCAAGCACTTGCTCCACCAGGGTCGCGAGGGGACGTGCGTCGGGCACGGGGCCGAGGCGTGGATGCTCTCAGCCCCGATCATGAAGAAGGACCCGACGACGCCCCCGACCGCCGTCGACATCTACCTGGGCGCGTGCCTGCTCGACGAGTTCCCGCAGAACGACCAGGGCGACCTGACGTTCGGGACGACCGTCCGCGCGGCGTTCAAGTGGCTGCAAGATCGCGGCAACCTCACGGGCTCCTACAACCACGCGACCGACGTGAACACCGTGGCGGACTTCCTGGCCGGCATGGACGCGCGCGGGACGTACGTCGGAGGGCCGGTCGTCATCGGCGTCAACTGGTACGACTCCATGTTCGACGTGAATGCCGAGGGCTTCGTCGACGTGCCGGTCGGGGCGATGGTGCGCGGCGGCCACTGCGTCTGCCTGATCGGCTGGGACCAGGCGCGCGGCGCCGCGCTGGGCCAGAACTCGTGGGGGACCGAGTTCGGGTTCCCCGACCCGAAGACGGGCATCAAGACCGGTCGGTTCTGGATGGCGGGCGAGACGCTAGACCGGCTGCTCCACGAGGAGGGCGAGGCGATTGCCGCCTCCGAGCGGCGCATCGCCAAGCGGCCGAAGGCCGTGCCCATGGAGCCGGCGAGCGGCGATGTGTAACTTACACATCGCCCGAAGGAGGGAATGATGAGCGGCGCGATCCTCTACCACAACCCGCAGAACGGGGCGTATGTCGGCAAGAACGCGGACGGGACGTGGGCGACCACGGGCTCAGCGCGCACGATCCTGAGCGCGCAGGGGTCCACCGGTCCCGACGTCCCGCCGACCGACGTGCCGGACGTGATCACGCATCCCAGCGACGCGCCCGTGGGGGTGGTAGAATCGCCACCGAGCGTGTAGGCTAGACGAAATGCCGGGGGCGACCGTGTGGCGCACGCCGGATGGTCGCGTGGAGGACCGCGTGTCGAGGAATCGCACCCCGCGCCTGATCGGCGAGATGGCCGGCGTCGGAGACGACCCGCCGCAACCCGATCCGCCCGCGACACCACCGAAGGATGACCCGCCGAAGGACGACCCGCCGGCGGGCGGCGACGAGGCGAAGCCCATTCGCCTGGTGGCGACCGTCACCGGCGAGATGAAGTCCGGCGAGATCGAGGCGGGCGCCTGGGCCAACCTGCCCGCGCTCAAGGCCGGCGACACCGACCCGCTCGAAGTGGTGGTGGCCGTGCCGGCCGGCAAGAGCAAGCGCGGCTGGAACTACAAGCCGAGGGCGCTCAAGCGCATCGTGGACGCCGTGAACGAGCATGGCCTGCCCGGTTACCTGGGCCACATGACCGACGAGGAGGCGAACTTCCGGTTTCCCGACGTGGTCACGCACTGGGTCGGGGCGAAGATGCGCGGCGAGACGGCGTATTTCCGGGGCGTCGTCGATCAGGACGCGAAGAAGGTCAAGCGTGGCCTGCGCGCCGGGACGCTGCGCACGACCTCGATCTTTGGCGGTCCGGTGTTGCAGACGGTGCGCGGCGAGATCGAGGTCATCGACTACGAGCCCGTCTCCATCGACTGGACGCCGCCCGGCCGGGCTGGGATGCCGACCCAACTGGTCGAGCTGCGCGGCGAGATGGATGCCATCGAAGGCACCGACGACCACGCGGGGGGCGTCGGCACGCCGTCCGGCGACGACAGCACGCACAACACGCGCGGAGGCGGCGGGATGACACTGGAGGAACTGCTGGCCCAGATGCGGGCAATGAAGGCGACTCCGGCCCAGGTGGTCGGGGAAATGCAGTGGGCGGCGGCCGATGTCCTCGCCGCCACGCGACTGGACCTGGACGCGGCGGCGCGCTCGCTCGACCCGACGCGCTGGGAGACGCTGGCGAAGGAACACGGCGCCATCGGCGAGATGGCCGGCGCACTCGGCGCCGACGCGACCCAGCCCGACGCCGTGCTCGCGAAGGTCAAGGGCGAGATGGCGACGGCCCTGGCCTACGCCGCACTGGTGCCGGCGTTGGGCCTGGAGGCCGGCAGCGACCCCGAGGCCGTCGCCACGCGCGTGAAGGCGCTCGTGGTCGCCGAGAAGGAGGCGCGCTCGCAGCGTCGCGCCGCCCTGGTCGAGAAGGTGGTGGGCGAGATGGTGGCCGCGCCGGCGGTGCCGCTGGTCACGCAGCTCCTCGAGCCGCGCCTGGATATCGACCCCGACGAGGAAGCCGTGCGGAATGCGGTGGGCGAGATTCGCGAGAACCCCGCCATCAAGACGCTGCTCGACAGCCATTTCTCCAGCGTCCCGATCAATCCCAAGACCGGTGGTGGAGGGGGCAACGACGACGTGAAGACGCCCGACTCGGCATTCCTTCGGCCGGCCCTGGGCCGCATCTAGCCGCGCGTAAAGGAGGAGCCTCATGGCCCGCAAGCTCAGTGGCGGCCGGGGAATCCAGGTGACCGTTCCGGCCGGGCAGACGGTCAACGAGAATGACTTCTGCGTCTTCGACAACTTCTTCGGCTGGGCGGTGCAAGGCGTTCCCGTCGCCCTCGCCGTCCCCAAGATCATCTCCATCAACATCGAGTCGTGGGAGTACGACACGAGCCAGTTCGTCGCCGCCGACGCGATGGCGAAAGGCAGCCTGGTGTACTGGGACACTGCCACGAAGAAGCTGACCAACACGGTCGCTACGAACAAGCTTGTCGGACGTGTGACGGCCGCGAAGGCGAACGGGGTCATCTCCGTATTGATCTTCGCGCCGGGCGCGTAAGGAGGACGGCGTGGCAGAGATCATCACCATGGAGTCCCTCAAGGCCGCGCAGCATGCCGAACGGGCTGCTCGACACGACCGCGAGGTCATCCTCCCGTACCGCGTCAACGGACGGGACTACCGCGTGCGCACCAGCTTGCTGCACGGCGAACTCCAGCCCTTCGAGCTGACCCGTCCGGTCGGCGAGATGATCAGCACCCAGGCCGGCTTCGACGCCCTGGCGCAGAAGGTGACCATCGACCTGAACCTGGGTCGCATGGCCGTCCCGCTGCTGTACCAGCCCATCTATCGCACCATCGTCAACGCGAACTTCCCGAAGAACGTCGAGGCGCTGGGCTTCGTCAATGCGCAGGTCATCTTCGTCGAGAAGATGGAGCTGGAGAACGTGAAGCTGGGCACGCGCGCCGTCGCGACGCCCACCGACACGATCCCCATCGTCACCTACGCGGCCGGCTTCGAGTGGACCGAGGACGTCTCCGTCTACGACCAGACCTGGACCATCGACGAGATGAATCGGGCCTTCGGCGAGGCGTACAACGCCCTGCTGAACCACATCCACCTCTACCCGATCATCTACTACTCGGCGAGTCCCGGTTATCCGGCGAAGAACAAGACGCCGGCGAGCACGTCGTTCACCACCTACCGCGAGAACCTGCGCGCCACCCTGCGCGCGGGCATGATCCACGCGGCCCTGGACATCAACACCGACACGCGCGCCCCGCGCAACCCGACCATCCTGTTGGCCCACAGCAGCATGCGCTGGGACCTGGAAGAGGCGCTGGCCCGCTTCACGGTCAACAACGTGGAGTACCCCGCGCTCGGCGGGATCAGCGTGATCATCTTCTACGACGGCATGACGCTCCAGGTGGGCGAGCGCGTCTTCACCTATCCGGGTTGCCCGACCAACATCGCCTACCTGATCCAGCCGCAACGCTACTTCGTGGAATTGGTGAAGCACGACCTCATGGTGGACGCGGAACGCGGTGACCTGATGCGCCTCATCGCGCAGCAGGTGGTGGCTCGCGCGCGGCGCGGAGTCATGGCCGGCGTGACAAATGCCGTAGAAGAAGTCACCCTGCCGTAAGGCCCACGAGGAGACCACGATGGCCGAAGAGACCAAGGGACGCGGCAAGTCGCGCCGCCCGTCCGAGGCGCAGCCGATGCAGACCGGCGCGGCCGTGCCGGGGAGCCTGGATGACCAGTTGCGCCACGGCGCGACCGGCTCCGGGTCGCCCCCGCCGCAGACGGCGGTCTACGGGGCGACCAGCGGGACGCCGCCGACGCCGGCGATGACTCCCGCCCAGGTGCAGGCTGCCCACGTCGGCGTGCCGGCCGGGACGATGACGTTCGTCCCGTCGCAGTACTCCAACACCATCCCCGGCCTGATCGACCCATCGGCCCGCAGGTGGGCCAATGCGCCGAAGGTGCCGAACTACGACACGCCCAACCTGACCAACCCGGCCATCATCGGCCTGGTCGCGCACGACGAGCGCGCGCTCGGGCAGGCGGTCCAGCTCCTCCAGAATGCCGCCGAGGTCGACATGGCCCTGGAAGGCGAGATGCAGCGCGACGAGCCGCGCGAGTCGGTCGTGCGGACCCTCGAGAGTCGCCGCGAGGCGGTTACCGGCGAGGGCGGGCAGCCCGACGACCTGGCGGCGGCCATCGACGAGGCCGAGGCCGAACTGGCCGACGCGCGCGATGCCAAGGCCCAGGCCGACCTGGAGGTGCGTTCCGCCTCGCGGCAAGTGCGCGACCTCCGCGACCGCCAGCGCGTGCTGGGCGGCGAGACGGTCGCGCGCAAGCTGCGCAAGATTCAGGCGGATGCCGGTCCGGCGCCGACGCCGGAGGACGAGGACGAGGACTACGAGTTGGGGGCGCAGCCCCAGTCTCCCGAGCGTGGGGATGTCGATGCGCCGTTGCGCCCGCCGCCGGGCGGGGGTGGTCCCGACGAGGGCGACAACGCCACGACGCGGACGCCCGGCCCGATGGAGCCGCGCGAGTAAGGGGGCGGCGTGGAGCCCACGGCGGACCTGCGATTCCGGCTGCGCGGGATGCTCGACGCGACCATCCCGCCCGGCGGGACCGACCGCGACACCGACTTCCTCGATGGCGAGATCGACGACCTGTTGGCGTCGCACACGTCCATCGAGGCGGCGGCGGCGGAAGGCTGGATGCGCAAGGCCGGCCGGGTGATGTCGGAGGGCGGCGGGATCAGCGTGATCACCGCCGGCTCCGAGCGCATCCAGTTCACGGCGGCGAAAGACCTGCGCGACCACGCGCTCCAGATGGCGGCCTGGTACCGGGGCCTGATCCCGGTCGACGACGCCTGGAGTGGCGTGTCGCGCGTCTATCGCTTCAAGACGCACGGGTTGTACGACATATGAGCACTGCGGCGGCTTCGCGCCTGCTCGCCAGGGCACGGCAGGGCCAGCACGCCCTGATCCAGCTCAACCCGTCGCGCGTGACCATCGAGCGGACGAGCGTGGCCGAGGTGGATGGTGGCCCGCAGGAAGTGACGGAGACGCTCGGCCCGTACACCGTGCGCATCTTCCTCGAAGGCCCGTCGGAAGGCTCCGACGTGACCGACCCGACGACCGGCGGGACGCTGGTGCGCCAGATGGGCTATTCGATGGCGGCGGCGTGGGACGCCGACCTGGAGCACGAGAGTCGCGTGCGCGACGAATTCACGCTCGGCGCCTACGGGCGCTTCCGCATCGTCGCCGTCTATCCGCTGCGCCTGGTGGGCGACGTGTTCGGCTACCAGGCGGCCCTGGAGCTGGTGTCCTGATGGCCTACGGCGACCTGGCCCTCCAGAATATCGCCAAGCGCAAGCGGGCCACGCGCCGCTACCTGCTGAACCTCTCCTATCGCGCGCGCGACCACATGCGGAACGCGGCGAGTTGGAAAGATCGGACCGGCACCGCGCGCGCGGCGCTGTACGCGAGCGCCAACATCGGCGCGGCCGACATCAGCAGCGTCCGGGCGAACGTGAACGGCCAACTGGAGCTGGGGTATCGGGCCGGCGTCCTCAATCGCTACGGCGTCCCGTACGACCAGTTCCTCGAACGCATGCAGTCGGGCAAGTACGCCATCGTCGGCCCGACCGCCGACCATCTGCACGTCCTCATCCAGCGTCGCATGCAGCAGTTGTGGGAAAATCCGGCCGGCCCGACCGGGGACAACGGGGATGTCGATGCGCTCTGACCTGCGGGCGGTGCTGGTGGCCGGCGTGCCACTGGTCAACGGGCGCGTGTACGAGCCGTTCTTCCCGAACGCCACCACGCCGAAGCCGTACCTCGTGCTGAAGAAGGGCGTCGTCAACCCCGAAGACGCCTGGGCCGAGTTCTCCGACGTCTGGGAGGTCTGGGCCTACGTCGACACGAACGCCCGTTTCGACGCGCTGGACGCGATCATCGCGCAGATCGAGGCGACGCTGGGCGATGCCCAACTCGCCATCGTCATTCCGGCCAGCAATGGCGATGTCTACAAGGCCGAGTGGCTGGGGTGTACCGACGAGGACGGGATCGACACCGAACTGAAGGCCAAGTTTCGGTACGCGGCGTACCGCCTGTTCAACCTGGGCTGGTTGGTCGATGTCGACCCGGACCCGAGTCCGGCGCGGGCGCTGCGCGACTGGACGCTGCACACCTGGCCCGATTTGCAACACGACCCGCTCTCCTGGGTGCCCTCTTCGCCCCGCCCCGGCCTGTACTGGCGCACGCGCGGCTATCACATGGTCGAACGCCTCAGTT